ATATAATTCCTATAAATCATATTTTAGGTATTGAAGTAGGTAGTGATACGCAAGTTCAAATTTTGACTGATATTAAAGGTCATCCTGCTGACGGAGCGTCTCAAGTTTTAGGTTACCAACTTGTTGCTTCAGGCGCAAGTGATGCAGCTAAAACCAAAGAGCAACTTAATAGCATCGTAGATGAGATTGAAAATGCACTTGGTACAGCTTGGACTAAACCAGTATACTTACTTAAACCTAAATATCCTATTACAGCAATAGGACAGATTGAGGAAGAGTGGTCTAACTAATCTCTAATCCACAGTTATGAAAGGGGCTTAAACAATTAAGCCTCTTTTTTTTTTACTTATATTTGTAAAAAGAATCTCGCATGATAAATTCAGTTAGAAATACAGTATTGGCTATTGCCAATAAAAATAATTATGGGTACATATCCCCACAAGATTTTAATTTATACTGCTTACAAGCTCAAATGGATTTGTTTGAAGATTATTTTTATCAATATAATAATTGGATAAATAGAGAAAATCAACGTACTTCAGGTACAGGCTATGCTGATATTATTAAAAATTTAGAAGAAGTAATTGACACGTTTTCTGCTACAGCTTATTTAGCTCAACCAGTAGCTAACGTAAACAATCAATATAATTTACCTGCAGATTATTATTTAATAAACAAAATATTTTATTATCCAACAATAAAAGTTAGCGGAACAACAACAGGAGTAAATGGTTATGAGTTAATTGATGCAAATCAAACTTTTACAACTTCAGTAGCGGTAGGCGATATAATAACAAATACCAGTGACAATACTTCTGCGTACATTACGTCTATAACAAATGACACTACTTTAGTTATTAGCGAAAATATTATGGCTAACGCAGAAGCATATAATATATATGACCAGTATAATATAACAGAAGTAGAAAGAGTAAATCAAAACAAATTGTTTTATTTAACAAGCTCTAATCTTACTTATCCAACTTCGCAATATCCTGCTTATGTTTTGGGTGGTGCAAGTTCTAATGTTTCACCTGGTGTGTTGGGTAATACTATTTCCGTATATCCTACTACTATAACTCAAGGTGGTGCATTGCAAGCACAATACATTAGATATCCATTAGCACCAAACTGGACGTATTTAACAACATCGGGTCAAGACCCTATATTTAATCCTGGTGCTGCTGACTATCAAAGCTTTGAATTGCCTGCATCTGATGAACCTAATTTAGTTGCAAAAATATGTCAGTATATAGGTATAGAAATAAGAGAGGATGCAGTATACAAATTTGGACAAACAGAAGAATTAACAGATACACAAGAAACAAGCTAAGATGACATACATAAATCAATATCAATATTATACTAATAACGGTAACGCTCCTGAAGACGCAAACTGGGGCTCATATCAATATGTGTCTTTACAAGATATAGTAAATAATTTTATGTTGATGTATCAAGGTAATCATGAATTAGTAAACAATATAAACAGGTTTCAAATATTATTTCATGCTAAACGTGGTATTCAAGAGTTGAATTACGACGCAATGAAAGAAATAAAAATATTACAATTAGATGTAGGAAATAATTCAAGGTTTATTCTGCCAGCTGATTATGTAAACTGGGTTAGAATATCTCAATTTAGAAATGGGGTATTGTATCCAATGAGCGAAAACATACAAACTAATTGGAGTTCAGCTTATTTACAAGATAACAATGATAGAATATTATTTGACCAAGATGGTAATCCTTTGAGCCCACAAGATTCGCAAGTAGATTTAAGTAGAGGAAGAAGAGGTATATATCTAAATAGCAATAGTATGTTTCATAATTGTGAAGGCACATGCGTTGATGGTTGCTGGTATTTTGATTATGCAGTCGGTGCAAGATTCGGATTAAACACAGAAACAGCAAACGTAAATCCTACATTTACTATAGATAAAAAAGCAGGAGTAATTAATTTTAGTTCTTTAGGTGGAAGTGCTTCTGTTGTTTTAGAATATGTTTCAGATGGTATGGAAGGTGGTGATGATTCTAAAGTTAGTGTAAATAAATTATTTGAAGAATATATATACGCATATATTAAATATTCTATTTTGAATAGTAGATTAGGAGTGCAAGAATATATAGTAAGAAGAGCTCAAAAAGATAAGTCTTCTTTACTACGTAATGCAAAAATAAGATTAAGTAATATACATCCTGGTCGACTCTTAATGAACTTAAGAGGTCAGGATAAATGGATAAAGTAGTATGCCAATAGTAACCACAAATTTTATAAAAGGACGTATGAATAAGTCTGTGGATGAGAGGCTTCTCCCACCAGGCGAATACGTAGATGCTATGAATCTAAGATTGGGTTCTACAGAAACCACTGAAGTTGGTGCTGTAGAAAACAGTAGAGGTAATACGCAGCTTACAACTTTATCTTTTGAAAATATAAACTTAACAAGTGCAGCGACATGTATTGGTGCGTATGAAGACAGTGCAAATGAAACATTGTATTGGTTTGTTCATGACCCTAACTATACTACTGGAGGTAAGGTCAAACCACTTGATTTAATTTTATCATATAATACAAATGCGAATACACTTAGATACCATGTAATATCTTTTACTGTTTTAAATTTTAATCCTTTATATTTAATGACTGCAGTAGAAAAGATAGAGGATTTACTTTTCTTTTCCGATAATTTTAATCCACCCAGAAAAATAAACGTTACTTTTTCTTATGATTTTCCTGTAGGACAGGTAGACCAAATAGTAGACGAAGATTTAAATGTTATAGTAAAACCACCTGGTTATGAGTTTGAACCTGGTGTAACTCCAACTGCAGATATACCATTACCCGCACCAACCTTTGTTGGTTTAGAATTAACTGGTTCAGAAAATTATATTGAAGATAGATTTTTATCCTTTGCTTATCGTTACAGATATGCAAACAACGAATATAGTGCAACATCATTATTTTCAAAAGCTGCTTTTGCTCCAAACCCTTTTAAGTTTAGTGTAAAAAATTATAATAATGAAGGAATGACAAACAGATTTAACGCTGTTAATGTATCATTCAACACGGGAAGTGAAAGAGTTAATGAAGTAGATTTATTGTTTAAAGACTCAAACACAAATAATATTTATGTTATAGAAAGATTTAACAAATTAGAGCAAGGTTGGGCTGATAATTCTGTACATACTTTTCAGTTTAACAATAGTAAAATATATTCTGTTTTAGGTAGTGATGAGTTACTTAGGTTATACGATAATGTTCCTAAGAAAGCTCGAGCATTAACTATTATGGGTAATCGTCTAATATATGGTAATTACACTGACGGTTATAATATTACAAATGAAAATGACCAGAAAATAGCTATTGATTATACAACGGAACTTGTAACTAAAAACGTAGGATTTATCCAATTACAAGACCCTACATTAGCTAATGGTACTAATTATACGATTGACCCAAACAATACAGTGACAGCTACTAATGCTGTTGTTCAATTTGATTTATCTGAAATAAACGATAAGCTAAAACAAAATTCTATTTTAAATTTAAGTATTTTATTAGAGTCTTCCCAAATCGGTGGTACAACAGGTGAATCTTGTTTTCAAGATAATATAAATTTTTCACAAGGCATTATTAATTTTGATATAGGTATTACACTGCAACAAGACTATGCCACAGTTTACGATTTTTCCCAAAGCTCTGATTTTAGAAACGCAATAGGAACACAGTTGGGTGTAAATTTTTTTACAATGGCAGATGCCAGCCAGGGTGGTTCGCTAACTGATAGGTTTAATAATAATTTAGCTCTCCCGTCTGTAGGTGCATGTGTCTTTTCAAAAGAGATAAGTGGTATAGATAGTTCTTCAGCTCAACAAGGGTTTAGAATTACAGCTACACCAGGTAGTGATATTATTGGATTGCAAGTAATAGCAATGAAGTTTATCAGTGCTGCAGACCCAACAGCTACACCCCCTATATCTCAAACTGATTTATATGAATACTTTAGAATTGTTTCGGGTGACGCAGTTTTCAGTACAGCATCAGACACAGGTTCATTACATAGTAATCGAGACTTTGCCACTGGTATTGTTTATTTAGATGAGTATGGACGAGCATCAACAGTATTAACAAGTAATTTTAATACTATCAGTATACCTACTGCTAATAGCATAACACTTAATAGTATTAGAGCAACAGTTCAAAACTACGCTCCATCATGGGCACAGAGATATAAGTTTGTTGTAAAACCAAGTAAGGGTAATTACGAAACAATATTTTCTAATTTTTATTACTCTGTTCAAACATCACAGGTCACTTATTTTAAATTAGAAGGCGACAATCAAAACAAAGTTAAAACAGGAGATACTTTAATTGTAAAGACAGATGTTGGTGGTCCTATAACCGAGGTTGTAAAAGCAAAAGTTTTAAATGTAGAAGGACAAGCTAAAGACTTTTTAAATGACGACCAAGGAATGGGCCAAGGTACAAATCAATTACCTGGATTATACATGGAAATAAAACCATCTGGTTTTAATGTAAACATTCCAGATGATGCAGTAGTTGATAACGGAGAAAAGAAAACAACAGGTACTGGTAATGATGGTACGTGTAAACATGGTGTACTTTATCCTTTATTTACAACCGATGCAGGTGTAACAAACAACTACGATATACCAGCTGGTTCAGCTATAGATATCAATATTAGAGTAAGTAGACCAGGTAGAGGTAGTAAATGTGAGGAATATAATTGGAAGTGGAATCAAACATTGTTTGCATCAACTGATTATCCAGACTTTAGAAGATGGTGGTTGGGTGACGGAATAAATGCAGCAAACGCATCGCCTGGTGAAATAGCTGCTCAAGGAAGTATAGATGTAGTTTTTAAAACAGCTGTAGGAAGTTATTCAGCAGGAGTTGGAGGGGTTACATGTACTGACAATAGTGGAGCAACTATGGGTAATAATACCATATTTTTTCAGTTTGTTCAAGACACAGTGGCGGACGCTACATCTCCACTTGGTTTAGTAGTAAAAACAAAAAAGCAAGGATGCGCAGGATTTCAACCATTTTCAAGAAGAAGAAATGTTTCTGTTAGATGTGAAATAGTAGTTACACGAGCAAACACTATGATTGTGTTTGAAACAGAACCTGTAGACGCAAGTCCAGATATATTCTTCGACGCTTCAGAATCTTATCCAATTATAAGAGACACGTCTACTGGTAATTATTTTCATCAATCTGCGACATCTGATGGTGACCAAAACCAAACCGCTACACAGCCAGCAATAGTCACTCTTCCATTTATTGATTGTTTTACCTTTGGTAATGGTGTAGAAAGTTTTAAAATTAAAGATGACTTAGCAGGCAGGCCACTAAAAATGGGGCAACGAAGTTTGGCTGTTTCTGAGCAAGACTTTAAAGAAGCTCATAGGTTTGCTGATTTAACGTATAGTGGTGTATTTAGTAATAATGCAGGTGTAAATAATCTTAATGAGTTTAATTTAGGATTAGCAAACTTTAAAGAATTAGAAACAAGTTTTGGTCCTATACAAAAATTATATGCAAGAGAAACAGACATACTAACATTACAGGAAGACAAGATAAGTTATGTGTTGGCGTCTAAAAATTTAATAAGCGATGCAACTGGAGGTGGGGCTATTGTTTCTTCACCTACAATATTGGGAACACAAATTGCCAGAACAGAAGAATATGGAATAAGTTTTAATCCTGAAAGTTTTGCGGTATATGGTGATAGTTATTATTTTACTGATACAAAAAGAGTAGCTGTAATTAGATTAGTTGGTAACTCTCAGAATGACCAGCTTGAAGTTATATCCGATAAAGGAATGCGTTCGTGGTTTAGAGATAATTTTCAATTAGCTTTAGGCACACAAAAATTAGGTGGCTATGACCCTTATATGGATGAGTTTGTTTTATCTACTAATGATAAATTAGTTCCTATACCACCAGTTATATATGAATGTGGTTCTGAATTTCAAGCTACTTCAGATACAGCTCAATCTTACACCATAGATTTTGGAACTATTATAGGAACTATTGATGTAGTGTTTACAGTAAGCGGTACGGCTACTTGTATTCCCCTATTCTC